CCTTTATTGGATTTTTAATCTTTTGTTTGATTGCTTGATGTTCTTTACCACCATCCATTTTTTTGTATAGTTTATCGAACTCTTTCTTTTGAGCAGAAGTCATCTTTTTTGATTCTTCTATAGGTGCATACTTCTGACCATCTTCCCACATCTTACGATATGTGTTCATGACATTTGTTTCTTCATTAGAAAGAATTATATCTTCTAACCAAGCATCTGTTTCGTCTACATCATCAGTTCTGATTTCAGCATTGTCCATTGCGTAACCAACTAAATCTTCTTCTGCTTTATCATCTAATTGACCAGTTCTCCAAAACTTTTTGATTGCATTTTTGTGTTTTCTGACTATCTGCACCCATTCTCTGTCCATATATTCTTTTTCAACATCTCTTATAGACTCTTCGAGGTCTTCACCTTTAAGTAATTTGTCTGTTTGAAGTGTTCCGATAAGTGTAAGAACTTTATCTCTTGCATCTAAGATTGCTTTGTAAGTAGGGTTATGTTTTGTGTTTTTGAGTTCTTTATCACCTAGTTTAGTGATTTTTTGATAATCTTTCAATACCGCTTGTTGGTCTTTAGAAAGTTTTTTAACTGCATTAATTTCTTTATCAGTTATTTCTGTTATTTTTTCTTCGTTTGCATACTTTAGTGCATGTTGAACTTCTTTCTTCTTTAGTATAGAACTACCAAAGAACTTTTTGATTTCTTTTTGTGCAACATCAAACGCACCACCTAAGTCAAGTGCAACTTCTACTGCTCTTTTAACTTTGGCATCTGATACTTTGTTTTTTCGAAAATAAGTTGCGACTTCTTGACCTGTAAGTTTTGACTTACCATAAGGTCCTAATGGATTTACTTTACCATCTTTGTCGAGTATCTTCTTTGATTCATGAAATAAATTCATATTACACTCCAAATATTGCGTGTGCTAGTATATCATCATGTTTAATGATAACTGAGGCCATATCTTCTCTAAATGATGTATCGCCTTCCCAATCTTTACTAAACTTACCGTGCATGTTGTTTGTCATAACCACATTGTCATTATAGACCATTACTTCCATCTTTTGCAAGTGTTTGATGACTTTATCACCATATTTTTTAGAATCTTTAAATCCTGCTTTTACTTCACTTTTGATAACCTTTTTAAGGTCATTTATCATGTTAGATAGTTTAGGTGATTTGTAAATGAATGCCTCTTCATGACCATGTTTGTCGGCAAGGTCATCTACTGTTTTAAAATAACTTCTAGTAGCTTCCGTCTTTAGATTTTTTTTTTCAGCTTCGTCGCCAAGTTTAATAAACTTTTTTGCAGGTTTAGATTTTTCTTTTACTTCTGTTTCTTCTGACTTCTCACCTTTGTAGTTCTTTTCTATGTAATCGAAGAACTTCTTCTTTTCTTCATCTGATTTAAAATCAGCAGGTGAGTCAACATTAAATTTCTTTAAAGACGCTTTAAAGAAATCTTCATATTCCTTTGAATTTTGTAAGACTTGTTTAGATGCTTCTAAAAGGTCGTCTGATAACCCTAGTGATGTAAATTTCATTGTTCTAATTCCCCTTTATCGAAATAATTGAATAATTTTTCTTTGCCCTCTTCATCTAGTCTTAGGGACTTAGATAAACGACCTAACATGTTTTTTTCGGTGAGTTTTTCTATAGTTCTTTCAACGGAAAGTTTTTCCTCTTTGACTTCTTCTACAGTCTCTTCTTCTGGTAAAGGTTTGACACCTGCCTTTTTGAACATTTTTTGAATGTCTTTATCAGTAGGTAGTGACTTGTTGCTGTTGTCTGCACCCATAGCAAATGTAGTTTTCTTAAATCCTTTTGGATTTTGTTTCTGCATTTGAAGTGCAACTTTAACATCAGTCATTGAAAGAAGTTTTGCTATACCTAGTGATTCATTTTCACTATCAGTATTGAATAATTTCTTAATCATATCACCTGTTGAAGCTTCAATCCTCTCAACAATCTCTGTTGTGTCTTGGTCTTCAAAAAATGACGCAAGTTCCTCATCAATTTGGTCACTTATAATTTCTTCGGCACTCTTTTCCAAACTGCCAGGTTTTAAAGCAACATGTGAACGGACTTCGTCTAATTTTTCTTTCCAGTTTTCTGACTTATAACTCATAGTATTATTTATAATATATTTTAGTTCGAAACCTACTCTTCTATTCGAATAACTAGGTTATTTTCTCCCTTGATTAATCTATGGTAACTATTCTTAACAATGAAATAATCTTTACCAATTACTAATTCTCTTGGTAATTCATCATCATTCTGTAGTTTCCACCCATTTCCACTTAACACATGAACTGTTCTATTCTTCTTGTCCCTATGCCAAACTAGTTCTTTTTCTTCAACAGACTGGTCAAAGGTTCTAACTTTAAAAAACCTGCCTGTTCCGTGTTGTTCAATTATCTCTTCTTTATACGGTTTTGTCATGTTTAATTAAACCTTGACACCAATTTTCTGCAACATCTTCTGCATAATTTTCTGAATGATTGTGAACTTTTCTACACTCTACAAACATTTCATCTTCTAATAAGTCGACTTCCCAACCCTTTGAAGACCTATAAATTTCTGCAATTCTATTGCCTTGTGCATAGTTGTGATATAATGTTCTTTCTTCCATGATATACAAATATTTAGGCTACCAGTAAAAGTCTCCTCCACCTGATAAACCGAGTTGTTTTGCATAATAAGGCAATCTACATGCCCAATATGATGCTGTTGTTTTGTCGTTTTGTTGGTCACATTTGTGACGAGCAGCGAATGATTCTCGTGCTTTTGGATTGTTTAACTTAACTTTGAGGCCTGTTGTATCTCCCCATGTGATTTTCTTAACCTTATCACCGTCTTTTACATAAACATAGTATTTTTTAGGACCACCTCTTTTAGGTTTGTTGAGTTCCGGTTCTTCTTCTTCGGATATCTCATACATAGGGCAGTCTAAAGGCACTAATTCACCGTTATATGTCTCAAATGACCCTATATCAGTCTCTAATATGTTTTTGTCGACTTCCGTTAGTGTATATTTGTTTTCTGATACTAGTGTTCTTGCTTGATGTATACATTCAAAATACAGTGTAGAACCTAGTCTAAATGGATTGTCTAAGAGATTGATTCCCTTAGTTTGCATTGCTTCAAGGGTTTCCTCGATTGCAACCTCTTTCAATGTTTTCATAATTATCTTATAGTTTTTTTACTTCAAAATCTTCGTTGGCAGGATATCCCTTTAAAGGATTCTGGAATACATCTTTAAAGTTTTTCTTTACCTTTGACTTCTGTTCATGAAAAGCCTTTTCCTGTTCTTTGACATATCCTTCTTCTGCTTGACCTGGTGTGTCAGCTTGATACTTTTGTCTTATATCATCTGTTCCTATTTCACAAACACCATCATCTGAGGCATTACCTTTACCTGGCATTGTTTCTTCATCTAACTCTGTTTCGAACTTTAGAAATAGTTTACCTTTCTCTTGTTTCTTATCAGTCACTTTATGTCCTATTACTTTACCAAGTTCATTGACTAATGCTAAACCCTTTTCTTTGTTCCTCTTAATCTCTTTTTCAAGTTTTAATTGAATCTTTTTAATCATGGTGTCTATTATTGTATGTGTATCAGCAACAAGTTTTCCTTCTTCAACTGATTCAGACATACCTAATAATTTAAGTAAGTCTTTCATGAATCCCCTTTTCATTGGTTTTGGAGATGATATAAATGTAAATTTAAGACCTGTATCTGATACATACGCATCATGTTTTTTCATAAGTTTTTCTATATCTTTTTCATAAGATTTAAATAACTTTGTTGCTATAGACATTCTTTCTTCATCTAATTCAACTGATTCAGAAGTGTTTGACTTTTCAGCTGCTTTTCTTTCTGCTTCTCTTTGTTTCTTAATTTGAGTATCAATAACTTCTTTCTCTTTTGCACCTGCAAGTCTTTCGTTTTCTCTTTCATGTTCGGCTTGCAATGCCTCAATTTCTTTGATGTGTTGTGCTTTCAACTTCTCCATCTCGTCAACTTGTTTTGCCTTTGCAAGAGCAGTTTGAACTGCAACATTGTCTTCATTGACTTTACTATATTCGTCTCTGAATTTCTTTGTTTGTTGAATGTTATTGTCTAATATATCCATAATACTATTTATCGTTTTTTAGCGATTAACTCCTGTTCTTTCCATGCAGTTGCAAGTTTATTACCAGGGAATTGTGATGACCAAGTCATAAGTTTTCCATATAGTTTAGATGCCTTATTATCCAATGATTTTATATCATCATCATTTCTAACTTCAATGAAATCCTTTTTGAACATTGATTTAAATGTATCTAAATTCTTTTGTGCTTTATCCCAATCAGATTTTACAATTTCTTTAGGAAGTTTTCTTGCACGAAGTTCATTTCTTTTTTGTGCATTTTCAAGACTTGCATTAACATATACCATTTTGTATTCATATCCTAATGCGTCTAACATCTTCTTATATCCTTGAATCTTACCTGACTTGGCACTTGTTGTATCAAAGATAAGACCTAGTCTTCCTTCGATATATGCGTCTAAGTTTTTACCTGTAATCTTTTTTGCCTTGGCACGAATACCATCTCTGACATTTGCATCAATGTTTCTTAAATCTAGGGATAATCCTGCTTTCTTTAAACCCCTTTCAAAAGCATTATCTGTATTAACAAGTTTTAACCCTAAGGCTTTTAGACCAAGTTTCTTAACAACTGTAGATTTACCTGAACCTGGACCTCCCATTAAAAAGACTGCTTTAAATGTTCCTGGGTCATAGACTCCTTCCTTAATCATGTCTTCAACCATATAATCAGGCATAGTTTCTTCTACAATACCCATACCTTTTCTAATATCTTTATATAGATTCTCTATATCCTTTTTGTTCTTTGTTGGAACTCCTTTAGAGAATGCTTTAAAATCTCCTTGTTCTGCCAAGGCACGAAGTTTACTTGCAGACATTCCTGAAACATCATCTGCATCGGGGTCTCTCTCACCTGCAGATATAATTTCTATTTCGTCAAACTTATAGAATCCATGTCTTGCTTTTACACCATTGTATTTCTTTAATAGAAAATCAAACTCTTTAACTCTATCTGAACCAACAACCATTCTAACTCTGTTAAATTTCTGTCTCTGTAGTTCATTACAGATATCAAATACAGTTCTTGCGTCTGCATCTACTATAATTCTACCAAAGAATTTTCTTAGATATGTTATCTTTTGTTTGTGTGAAAGTGGATTCTTTTTCTTATCGTTTGAATGTGATGTGAATAATAGTGGTTTGTATCCACCACTTGATGCCTTTTTAAGTTTTTCGACTAACTTGGCATGACCTGTAGTAGGTGGATTGAAACGACCAAAAGTGAATACTACACCTTTATCTTTTCCTTCTCTCAAAAATGAACTTAATTTTTTCATTACTTATCCCAATTCTTTTGTGCTGTGAAGTTATTGAATGCAAACTCCATTCTATCTACTAATTTGACGGCACTTCCTGTTTTGTCGATTGCAACATATCCTTCTGGATTTACCACTTCAAAACCTGTTGCAGTCTTCTTAAATGTTCCTATACTCTTTACTCTATTTAGTGCAACGATGATAATCTGTTTTGCAATGACTAGATTCTCCATGAACTTTGTTAGATTGGTTATGAACTTGTTTAATGCACGAAGTTCTGCATATAACTGTTCACCAATCTCTCGTTTGATGGCCTTTGTCTTTTCCATTTTAACTGCACCAACAACTTTATCTCTCCAATAGTTCTCAAAGTGTTTCATATAACCTGCATATGTTGGTTTGTAAGAACCACCTCTGATTTGTGAATTACAATATGTCTTATATGATGCACCTGCACCTTTCTGTTGTATCGTTGCCTGTAGTTGCATAAACTTCTGTAAATCTTTTCGTGTGATTCCATGAAATGCTTTACCTGTTGCAGACAATACTTGTGTAAGTTTAAGTGTTTCTTTAGCAGTCATTGTGGAGTTTCCAGATACATCTTTATATGTTGCATCATCAACCCATACATCTGATGAACTTCCAAGACTCGATGTTTTGGCACCAAAACTTGCAGATAAATCTTCTATAGTTCCACCTGAATATGTGGTATGGAAAACTATTCCCATTTTAGAGTTTGCAATTTGTTTACCTAAGTCTGATTTAACATCAACTGCATATAGAATTGTATTTGGTTGAAAGGTCACATAAGATTTACCATCTATCTTTTGCATTTTCTTATCATTAGTATACATTAAGTCACCTTGCATGATTGTATTCCAAGATAATTTAGATAGATATTTAAATGATGTTAGAAACTTCTCTTGTAATTGACCTGAGAGTTCAGAGGCCTCTTTGATTTCTTGTTCTGAGGTATAGAACATAGGACCTGTTTTATTGAACAGTGATTTCTTTGCAACAAAGAATTGATTTGTTTCTGGATGTTTTCCACAAAAGATTGCAGGAGCTCCATCCCATTTAACAGTCATGTTAACAGAACTGTTTGAATTACCTTTCAACATATCTCTTAGACCTTGAAGAAAGTTAATTGCACCACGACCTCCATCAATCCCTTGATTAATGATTTCGTCTTCTAAATGTTCTAAGTGTAGGTTTTTTGCGCCCATAATAGTAGATTATACACCTTTTTAATGTGTTTGTCTACTATTTATGTGTTTTGGAAGTTCTATTTAAGCAGGTTGAACTATGCCTGTGTAAGAAGTTGTATCATGTGGATTTGATTCTTTAGCTGTCCATGCAGTTTTCTTGGCGTTTAGTGCATCTAAATCACCTTGTAAACTACCTGTTCTCCAAGAATTTGATGAAGCATCTCCTTTAACCTTGAAGTCCTGATATGCAGTCAAAGAAGAATGTGTTCCTAACATAACTTGAATTCTATCAATCTCTAGTTCTATATCGGCTTGAACATTTGCGTTTGTAGCTGCATCGTCAGTTGCAGTTCCATATGATTTAACTAAATCAGAAGAGTGATTTGCACATGCAGTTTTAAAGTCTGCAGTTGTTATATCAGATGCCTGTGCCTGTAAAAAGGTTAATATAGTATTAAGATTTGCAATATCACCTGTTAATTTATCTATTAAAGGTTGAATATTGTTTGTAATTTCGTCTTGGTATACGCCCATTGTTAATCTCCTAACAGCAAGTGCAACTACAGCACTTACAACATTTACATGAATTGGTTTCCATGTTAGTATTTAGGTTTTTGAGAGCGGAGTGGAATGTAATTTAGTCTCTATTTTAGAGATTTTTTTGGTGATATTACTAATTTGTTTATCGTCAGAATCTTTTTTAGCCATGCGTAATTCTTTTTTCAAAGCTATCTTCTTTGAAATCATATCAATTACCTCTTCACTTTTTAAATTCTTAGTCATAATACTACATGTTGTATATATCTATTTATGCTTTTATTG